ATCCCCTTAATTGAATTAGAAACAATGATGCCCGTATTGATGGGTATGTTAGGTCTCGGCGCTATGCGCTCTTACGAAAAAACAAAAGGCGTCTCAAGGGAAAAATAAATGGCAGTATACGTTGGTATGCAAGAGTTTCCTGGCTACGGTGAAGCCATAAACTTTTTGCGAGCAAATCCCGCTGCGGTCAACGCTGGACTTCGTATAACGACGTCTCCCGTCGCCCCTCAGGGCATGCTTACGAATCCTATACGGATGCCCAATACACCAACGACACCACCACCTAAAACGCCAGATAAGCAAACTAACCCTATACGGATACCAACCACACCAACAACACCGCCACCCAAAACGCCAGATAAACAAAGTCCAGCACCCGCTCCTGCGCCTGCACCTCAAACTGGGCCTGTTGGCTTACCTAGTACTGACCCAACTAAAACACAACCTGGTGAAACGGGGCCGTTTGATCCTAATGCTGAACCACCTGCGCCTGCACCCGCGCCAGAGCCTGAAGCAGAACTAGCACCACCAAAACCGTTGCAAGATACAAAGGAGCCTGCCCCTGAACCTGAAGGTATTACTACCTTTACGTTTTTCAGAGGGGATGAAATGGGTGACGCCAACCCTGCCGCTCTTTATAACAGGGCAGATTCGGTTGAATTTACGCAAGATCAGTTAGAAGAGTACTTCAACGAAGAAGGCTCTGGAATGTTGAGGCAGGCTTTTGGTAGCTTCAGTAACTACTTGGGCTACATGACAGAGCGTGAGCAACTTATTCAGTCGGGTGACTATGATGTTGGCGATTGGCCCGATTACCAAGGTGGTTTAACTGACGACCAATTGATGCTTCTTGAAGGTGAGGATCTTACTCAGTTTGGTGACGATGCCACAGCTGATCAGACTGAACTTGAAAAACGTCGTTTATTAGAGCAGTCGTCTGCCTATGATCGTTGGATTAATTCTGAAGCCAATCAAGCGCTACTGCGTAAATATGGCGTTGACGGCACGATGTACAACAGTGACGGTGACAGCTTTAAGTGGAATGGCTCTGCCTATGTCAAAACAAACAAGATAGATGACAGCGTTAATATAGGTGAGATTGCTACATTAGGCATGGCTATTGCGCTAAGTATTGTAGGAACGCCCGCGATTGCCGCTGAATTAACACCCTTAGGCGCTGCTGCTGGATCAGCCGCTGCTATGTCTGCCAACGCTACCGCGTCATCAATCATGAGTTTAGCAACTCAATTGCTTACTACAGGACAGATAGATCCTGAGGGCGCGTTACGCGCAGCCGCCACGTCCTTCTTGAGCGACTCCGTTATGAAGTCTTTGAGGGATAGCGGGATATTCGGTCAAATTGGTGACGCTGCTAACTCATCTACAACCGATCAACTCATCGATGCCGACGGTAATGTCATAGGTCAAATCGTAAGAGATTCGGCTGGCAATGTTTTAAGTTCAAGTGGCGTATCTGCAAATGAGTGGTTTACCTATGCCTCCGAACTAGGCGCTACGATTAATGAAGGTCAAACGCTGATTTCACAAATCGCCTCAGTTTTACCAGAGGTTCCTGATTGGCTGTACGATGCCGCACAAACAACAGTGGATGCTGTCGATCGCTTGTTTGAAGAAACAAGGGCGGGAACTGGCGGGCAAGGCGGAGAAGGCACTGTTTTCGGCCCGATAGCTGGTGGTGGCAGGGATATTTTTACTGGCGACGATGGTGCGGACGAAGAAACCCCCGTAGAGGAAGATCAAGAGCCCGACATACTTGCCAGCACTATTGACGAAGACGTTATTCGTACTATTTTCGACGAAGAAATTACGCAGATTGAGGCTGAGCTTGAAGATCAGAATACTGGGCTAGAAGGCATACAAACAGCAGTTGGAGAAATTAACGAGCAACAACAAGAGGCATTACGTGTACTCATAGATGCTCGTGGCGACATCAACCAGCTTGACGAAAATCAACAACAAATAATTTCCTCGCTCGGTGGTATTGATCAGGTTCTAACGACGCTGGGAACTTCCGTAGGCGAGCTTGAGCTTGCGGATGCGGCCATACGCGGTGACATCGCAGCTCTTGAAGAATATTTAAGTGGAAGAATTAGCGAGCAGGGTGAAGAAAACGCGACAGCCCTAAGCGAGCTAGAAGTGCGTCTGATAGGTGATATCAGAGGGTCATCCACAGAGTTGCAGAATGCGATCGACGGTAACACTACAGCGATTACTCAATTAGGCGAGGATTTTGAAGAGGAAATCTCCAACGTCCGAACAACGCTGCTTGAGGCAATAGGTCAGATTGAACCTGGTACAAGTGGAGAAGAGGTCCGATCAATTATTGCCGACGTTCTAGCCGATCTGCCCGATGGCCTTTCTGAAGAAGAAATGCAAGATGTGCGCGACGTGGTTGCGTCTGTACTAGAAGACTATGAGTTTCCAGTTGAGTTTACTGACGAGCAAATAGAACAGGTTACAACCCTTGTTAATGATGCTGTTTCAGGGCTTGCTACGACAGGTCAGCTGGATGAAGCCATAGGGTCGCTTGAAGCGCGGCTTGACGATCTACCTCCTGAGATTAGAGCCATTGTTGCTGAAGAAATCGACAATCTTGCGACGAGAGGGGATGTAAGCGCTGTCCAGCAGTCAATTAACGCCTTAGAGCAGTTAGTCAATAATATCCAGCCTGGCACGACGCCTGAGCAAGTTAGACAAGAAATACAAGACGCTGGACTTGCCACCTCTGAGGAGCTTCAGACAACGGCTGAGGGCTTATTTGCGGCGTTAGAGGCAATGGCAGAGGGGCAGACAGTTGCACTGACTACCGCACAATCTGAGATGTTGGCGGAGATCGCTGAAGGCGACGCAGAGACCATACGAGAATTGAGCCAGCTTGAGGGTCGCTTAGAAGACTATTTGGAAGAGCAAAACACCAGCTTTACTGAAGTTACAAGCGAGTTATCGGACGACATTGAAAATTTGCGTGTAGGTCTGAGTGAAGCCGAGCAGGATCGTCAGCGTCTTATGGAGGCTATTGTTGAAGCGCGTGGTGAGACTACAGAGCTTAGTCAAGAGATGCGTGATTTATTGGCAGAGTCAAATCAAACAATACAAGAGATGTTTGAGGACGCTGGGGTTGACATTGATGAGTTACGTTCAGGACAGCTTAGCCAAGAAGAAGCTACTAATGCTTTGCGTGAATATTCTGAGCAAACAAGACAGGAGCTTAGATCAGGACTAGACGAAGCCTCTGAAGAAAGACTACGGATTGAAGAAAGCACTAACGACAAGCTCGAACAACTGCGCGAAGGTATCGCGGTTCAGTTTACTGATGCTGAAGCTAGAAGGTTAGAAGAGCTTACGGGCCTTGAGGCTAGGCTCTTGCAAGACTCAGCAGAAAATGCGGCAGAGTTTAATGATCTTTTAGCAAACCAAGGCATACGATTTGAAGAAGTCACTGATGCCTTACGGTCCGATATCTTAGAGTCTGAGGAGCGCTTAGGCGACAGAATTACGGGCCTTGAACAGCAGATGGATGCTGATGCTATCGCGCGGTTGGCAGAGCTAACAGGACTTAGAACAGAGTTTTTAGAGACTTTAACAGCTAACGAAGCGGCGGCGATTGCACGAAATGAAGGCTTGAGCGATCAAATAACTGAACAAATTACTGGTATTCGCGGTGAGACGGCTCGTCAAATAGAAGGTATGGATGAGCGGTTAAACGACCGCATCAATGATTTTGAGGAACAAACAGGCAGCAGATTTGATTCGGCTGCAGAAGAGCGCGAGCAGATACGTGAGGATTTAGCTGAAAATCTCATCGCCGTAGATGGCCGATTCGATGAGCTTACGGAGGCGCAGCAACAACAATTTGAAGAGCTAGGCATCACCGTAGAAGACCTCGAAAGAGACTTTGGCATTCGATTCGATGATCTGACCTCTGGACTGCTCTCACAAACTGAAGCGCTTGAATCTCTTGAGGGCTTGTCGCGCGACCGATTCGACACGCTTGAGGGTCAGATAGAAGAATCAAGGGCCGAAAATCTGTCTGCTATTACTGGCCTATCACAAGACTTTTTACAGACACTGAGCGATGCAGAAGCTCGCTTGCTTGAAGCAGACTTGGGTCTTAGAGATCAGCTTGCGACGTTTGAGGAGTTCACTGCTGAAGAGCTAGAGGCCACTCGAAATAGCCTGTTTGAGAGAATCAACGAGGCTCAGGGTCAGTTCTATGATGAGCTTGAGGCAACGGAAGGGCGTTTGGGCGAGGGTCTGGCTGGTTTAGGCAATTTGATCAGTGGTCCCGGTGGATTAGGGCAACAAGTTGATGCGCTAGCCGCTGGACAAGAAGGCTTGAACTTAGGACTGGGACAGCTTGGAGGCATGCTTGGCGGCAGGCTCACAGCAATAGAAGGTCGTCGTGATGTTGATGAGTTCAAACTAGATCCCTTCAGCCTTACCCGCCTACCTGGCTATCAAGCTCGTCCCCAACAACAATTCCGCAGTATTTTTGACCCCGCTCGACAGCGTAGAGGGATGCTCTCATGACGTATTTGCAACTTATCAATGGCGTTTTAACCCGATTGCGCGAGGACACAATCACGGGCTTGGTTGGAACGACAGACACGGTTGCCCTTTTGGTTGCTGAGTTTGTTAACGACGCTAAGGAAACTGTTGAACAGTCTCATGATTGGAATGCGTTGCGCTTTACGTGGACCTTCAATACCAGCGCAGGTACAGATACCTACGCCCTCACAGGCAGCCAGCAAGGTGACAACATTGAGTTGGTTTCCAACGACACGACTAATGTCCTACTCAAGCAAACAACGCCGTACGCAATTAGGCGTAAAGGTATAATATCAAGTAGTAACGCGGAGCCTAGCCTCTTTGCGATCAATGGCGTGGACGGTAGCGGTGATACGCAAATCAAGCTCCACCCTACCCCTGATCAGTCGTATAGCATCATTGTTGATGGCTACAAAAAACAAGCCGCCTTGTCAGCAGATACCGACACCCTATTAGTACCGTCAAAGCCCGTCATCTACATGGCGCTTGCTATGGCCGCTAGAGAGCGAGGTGAAGTAGGCGGTCAAACCGCTGCTGAACTGTTTAGGTTAGCGGGCCAATATCTATCTGACGCTATTGCTATTGACGCCTCCCGATCACCCCTTGAAAACGTATTTTTTGTAAGCTGATGGCACAAGCACTTCAAAACTTAGTCATATCGAATCCAGGCTTTGAGGGCGTCAACACGGAAGACAGCCCCTTACTACAAGACCCTGGATTTTGCCGTGTAGCAGACAACGCGATCATTGATCAGTTTGGACGTATTGGTTCGCGGGAAGCCTTCAAAACCTTTACGGGTAACGCCAGCATCACCGTCAGCAATCATGCTGATCGGGCGTCCTCTACTACGACCGTACACCGCATTGGCTCAGGGTTTATCGGCGGCACGCTCAACATTTTGTGCGTTGTGAGCCACAAGCAATTTAACGCGGCGGGTGCGCAGGTTCAGATTAATTACTTTTTGTGTAAAGAAAGCAGCGGGTCACTGACTGAGGTCTCATACCCTAGCCTGAATGACGCAAGTCAGCTGCTCGATGCGCAGATCGTGTCGTTCGTAGATCGTCTTTACATCTTGAGTAAAACCAACGCGATGCTGGTCTTCAACGGCTCTACCATTGTCAAGGTTTTTACGGGTTCGCAGAATACGGACTACATACCCCCGCAAACCAACTCTGGTGTCATCTCTAGCGAGATCAACGGCAACGTCGTCTGCTCTGCTTATGGTCGTCTTTGGGTTGCTGGTGTTGGTAATGATTACAACGTCATTTACTTTTCGGACCTACAAAAAGCTCACCAGTGGTACGACGGTAAGTCCTCACCCAGTGATGCAACCAACACTGCTGGTTTTATCGATGTCGAAGAGTTTTGGCCTACAGGATCAGACAGCATTGTCGGTATTGAAGCGCACAACAACTTTCTGATTGTTTTTGGTCGAACGTCAATCCTAGTCTTCGGAAACCCGTCGGGCGACCCTGCTGCTGCTAACGGCATTTTCCTGTCTGACACTGTGTCAAATATTGGCTTGGTATCCCGAGACGCAACGGCCAACACAGGCTCTGACCTACTGTTTGTGGACGACTCAGGCGTTCGATCCTTTGGCCGAACCATTCAAGAAAAGTCAGCACCGATTGGTGACTTAACCAGAAATGTCAGAACCGAAATTTCTAATTTGATACGGACCAATAGCGACAAAACGACGATTTCGCTGACCTATTTGCAAAACAAAAACTTAGCGGTTTGTATTTTTAGCAATGATTCACTGGCCTTTGTCATTGACTTGCGGTCTCCATCTAAGTCTGGGGCCAACAAGATCACTCGCTGGAAGAATGTTGTTTTTGAACGTGCAGAGTTTGTGGAGGCAGGTAACGAAGCGTTCACTGTACTTGGCTCTAACAACAGCAACGGTCTACTCAAATACGATGGGTTTTTGGAGTACGACAGCGAGCCATACACGCTGGAATACGAGTCCAATCAGTTTTCGTTTGGGGATGCGACTCGGACTAAATTTATTAAGAAACTCGTCTACACCGTGATCTCAGCCAACGCCGCAAGCACTGCCGTTGCGCGGTGGGGTTATGAGGGAGAAATCGATCTCAGTAGAAACTTCGATTTGCAATCAATTATTCCCGCCAAGTTTGGTGAGGCTGAGTTTGGTATTGGCGAGTTTGGACCTGGATCAACACTCACCGTCCGCTACAAAACCAACGCAAAAGGCAGTGGCAACACTGTGCGTGTCGGCATCAACGCCAACATAGTGGGCAACGTCTTTTCACTACAAGAAATCGATATTCAAACCCTGTTAGGGAGAATCACCTAATGTCACTTTTAACCGAATTGTTTGGAAG